ATTCTTACTCTTGAAAGGAAGTACACAGGTAACACTGTTAGTGGTTATGCTGCAACTCGTTATTGGGAGTTCTACAACTTCTTTGATATTGCACCAGGAACTTCAACATATGCTAACACTGCTAGTGCAACCGCTGATGAAATGCATATCGCTGTAGTAGATGAAGATGGTGAATGGACTGGTGTACAGAATCAAGTTATTGAAGTATTTCCAGCCGTTTCTATGGCATCTGATGCTAAGACAGAAGATGGACGTAGTAATTACTATAAGAATGTTATTAATAATCGGTCAAAGTATGTATGGTGGACTAAACATCATGCTTCTAATACAAATGCTGGTAAGAAAGCTTCTGGTGTTACCTTTGTTGGTGATACCGATGTACAGACCAGTTCGTTTGTAAACGGACGCGATGGTAATACACCAACCAATGCTAACTATCTCTTAGGATATGACAAGTTCAAAAACGCTGAAGAAGTAGACGTAACAATACTTCTTGGCGCTTCTGCTAATGTTGTAAGAGCGCGTTATCTTATCGAACAAATATGTGAAGTTCGTAAAGACTGTGTTGCTGTTATTTCTCCAGAGAAAACAGACGTTGTAGACAATCGTCTCTACGCTGGTTCAGAAACAGAAGACATCATTGCTTATCGTGATACTCTACCATCAAGTTCATATGGTATCATGGACTCTGGTTGGAAGTATCAATACGACAAGTACAATGACGTATATCGTTACATTCCAGCTAATGGTGATGTAGCAGGAACGATGGCTCGGACAGACAATCTTCGTGATCCTTGGTATTCACCTGCTGGTTTCAACCGTGGTCAAATCAAGAATGTCGTTAAAATGGCGTTCACACCTAATAAAGCTGAAAGGGATGAACTCTATAAGAAGGGCATCAATCCAATTACTACATTCCCAGGACAAGGAACTGTACTATTTGGTGATAAGACACTTCTTGCTAAACCAAGCGCATTTGATCGTATCAATGTTCGCCGTCTCTTTATTGTACTAGAGAAAGCTATTTCTACTGCTTCTAAGTTTACACTCTTTGAATTCAACGATGAGTTTACAAGAGCTAACTTTGTAAATCTTGTAGAACCATTACTCCGTGACGTACAAGGTCGGCGTGGTATCACAGATTTCAGAGTTGTTTGTGACGAAACAAACAATACTCCTGAAATTATTGATCGTAATGAATTTATTGGCGATATCTTTATCAAACCCTCTCGGTCAATCAACTTTATTCAACTAAACTTCGTAGCTGGCCGCACTGGTGTTGACTTTAGTGAAGTTGTTGGTCAAGTTTAATATAAATAAAAGTAAAGATAAGGAGTCATAAAATGGCATTTAATATTGCAGGGTTTCAAGGACAGCTAAATGGTGGTGGTGCTCGCCCCAATCTGTTTCAAGTAACCATTGACAATCCAGTTGACCGTGGTTCATTTATTAAGACCTCATTCATGGTTCAGGCAGCTCAGATTCCTGAAGCAACTCTTGGCGTAGCTACAGTCAACTACTTCGGTCGGCAGATCAAATATGCTGGTAACAGAACTTTCGCTGATTGGACAGTTACAGTCATGAATGACGAAGACTTCCTAATCCGCGATGGAATGGAACGTTGGTCAAATGCAATCAACGGACTACAAACAAACATTCGTTCTACCGCTCTAGCGCAAGCCGCACAGTACAAGTCAAATGCTACTGTTACACAATTTGCTAAAACTGGAGAACCAATCAGAACTTACAACTTTGTCGGTCTGTTCCCATTAACAGTTGGTGCAATTGCACTTGATTGGGGTACAAACGACGCCGTTGAAACTTTTGATGTCACGTTCTCTTACGATTTCTGGCAAGCTGGTCAAGGTGTTGTAGGTCAGGTAACTGCCCCACTCTTTGGTTAATATTAGTTTGTAGAGTATTAAAACGGTGGTTTCTATGAGACCACCGTTTTTTTATGTTTATCTTCATTTATAAATAGATAAAACAAAATACATTTTAGGAAATGAAAATATGGCAGTAGAGCTATTTGGTTTTAAGATAGAGAAATCTAATCAAGAACAACAAGAAAAAAATGTAAAATCCTTTGTTGCACCTAATTTTGAAGACGGCGCGGTAGAAGTCGCTGCTGGTGGTGTTTATGGTACTTATGTAGATCTAGAAGGTTCTGCTAAGTCTGAAGGAGAACTAGTAACACGTTATCGCGAAATGTCTATGCAACCAGAATGTGATAGCGCCATCGAAGATATCGTAAACGAATCAATCGTATTGGACAATGAAAACCCAATAGACATTGTTCTTGATGATTTGGAATACTCTGATTCTTTTAAAAACAAAGTTAGAGAAGAATTTTATAACGTATTAAGACTTCTCGACTTCAATAATCAAGGATATGACATATTCAAACAATGGTATGTTGATGGACGTTTATATTATCACATACTCGTCAACGAATCAAAACCTAGGAATGGTATACAAGAACTTCGTAAAATAGACCCTAGAAAAATTAAAAAGATACGTGAAAAAATAACTGAAACTGATCCTCGTACAAGGGTAACAGTTGAGAAAGGGTTCAACGAGTACTACATCTATCATCCAAAAGGGATTACTTCTTCAGGCGCTCAAAACGCGGTAAAGATCGCTAAAGATTCTATCTGTCATGTTACAAGTGGTATAAACGATCCATCAAATAAGATTGTACTAGGATATCTTAACAAAGCAATCAAACCATTGAATCAACTTAGAATGTTAGAAGACGCAACTGTAATCTATCGTTTATCTCGTGCACCAGAACGTAGAATATTTTATATCGATGTAGGCAATCTTCCAAAGATGAAGGCTGAACAATATCTACAAGACATGATGACAAAACATAAGAATCGTCTTGTCTATGATGCTTCGACTGGTGAAGTTAGAGATGATCGTAAGTTTATGACAATGTTAGAAGATTTCTGGCTTCCTCGTAGAGAAGGTGGTAGAGGCACCGAGATTACTACACTTCCAGGCGGTCAAAATCTTGGAGAGATGGACGATGTAGATTATTTCCGTCGTAAACTCTACAAGTCTCTGAATGTTCCTGTCACACGTATGGAAGCAGAGAATCAGTTTAATCTTGGTAGATCTACAGAAATTACTCGCGATGAGTTAAAATTTTCCAAGTTTATAAAAAGACTTAGAAATAGATTTTCACATCTATTTGATAATCTTTTAGAAATACAGTTAGTTCTAAAAGGTGTAATATCAAGAAAAGATTGGAAAAAAATTCGTGAAGATATCTACTACGAGTTTGCTCATGATAACTATTTCGCTGAATTAAAAGAAGCAGAAGTATTAAGAGAAAGACTATCTCTTGCCAATGAGATTGATGGTTTTGTTGGTAAATACTACTCAATGGCTTGGGTTCGTAAGAAAATTCTTCAAATGTCTGAAGAGGATATTGAAGAGATGGATAAAGAGATCAAAGAAGAATCTGATGATCCTGATAGTCCTATGAATGATGATGAAGATAACAATCAAGATGATACTCCAATGGAATCTATAAACGCGAATACAGTAATAGAAGAATTTCAACCAATAGAAATGTCAGAAGAAGATAAAAAACTCGTTAGTAAAATGACATCCTTATTAGAAAATATAGAGATGAATGATGATGATGAGGAAGTCTGATGAAAGACATAGTAAACGCCAAGTTATTAACAGCATCTCTAAAACTTGCTAAACAAGAAATCTCTAAAAACGTAAAAGAACTACGTGAAGAGATAGAAGAGATCAAAACTATCGAAGGACCACCTGGACCGCAAGGTCCAAAGGGTGATCGTGGTGATGCTGCTGAGTCTGTCATTGTAGAAGCCGTTGGTCCTAAAGGTGAGAAAGGAGACAAAGGAGATAAAGGTGACGCTGGCAATGCTATACTCAAAGCAGGAATATTCGAAAATCGTTTAATCTTAAATTTCTCTGATGGCGAGCAACTAGAAGTTGGTGAAGTTGTTGGACCAAGAGGCGGTAGAGGACCAAAAGGGGATCTTGGTGAACAAGGTTCAGTCGGTCCCGTAGGACCTCAAGGTGAACAAGGTATTGCGGGTCCACAAGGACCGAAAGGAGATAAAGGTGATAAGGGCGATAAAGGCGATGTGGGCGCTAGAGGACCAGTCGG